TATGATGAGTTTAATGTCTTCTGTTTGGTCAGCTGCACGAGCAACAGGAGCACGATTTTCTATGTAGATAATTTTACCAGAACCGATTTGCATCGCTCCATTTGCTACGTTTGTTAATACTGCACTACCACCAGTATAAGTGATAGCAGCTACGGACGTTGATACTCCTGTAAAACTACTTGCAGTGTTTGAAGTCGTACACTGAAAAGAACCTGGCTTTCCGTCATAACCGGCACTTGTATTAGCACCATTAGTAACATTCACAACTGTCATTGTACTTGATGAAGCGTTTACATCAATAATATATCCTGTCGCACCATTAGCACCAACAGACAATTGACTTACTGCAATATCACCAGAAATCGCAGCTGTATTAGAAGTAAATGTGAATGTCTTCGCTTGAGTAACAGCAGCGTCTGTAATCCTAGTAAATCCAGCGTCTAAATTAGGGTCAGTCAATAAACCAATTTTACGAAAGTCGTTTGTTGTTGTAAATTTTCCTGACTCATCCTGTGTGAGTTTTGTGTTTATCATTATGAAGAAACCACCCAATTCTGCAACAGAATCATATCCATGCCCACCTTTTGGTGGAATGATTGGTGTAATAGTTGCAGCAGATCCATGAGCAGTATCTCCTTGTGTCGATACCGTCAAGGTTGCTCTTGTGAAACTATTTCCACCACTTACTACTGTTACACCACCGACTGAGTTAGCAGCAGATGCATTAGCAGTCAGTACAACTTCTGCTCCTTGTCCATCTCCATTTATTGTTGCAAACGGAGCAACATTAGCAGTTATTGTTCCAGATAGTTGAGGAATAGTTGCATTTAGTGTAAGTGTAGCATTAGGTGAAGAATAACTTGAATCAACAATTTTTCTTACATAAGAATCACCACTGAAGGTAAAATAAAGTGAAAAGTTATTGTAATCATCTACTGACGTAAGAGATGGATTAGCCATCGTGACTGTTACACTCTCACTAGAGTTTGTTATTGTCAGATTGTTCTCAAATTTATAACCACCACCATCAGTATCAACAACAAAGACATCCAAAGCACCATTGACTGTATTAAATTCAATTGTTGCTTGGTCTGAACCATCGTTCTTTACTCCACTAGAACCTAATCCTCCAGCACTCCCTGTATTTCCGAGTGCATTTGCATCTCGTATTTGTTTTACAGGAATGTAACTTGATGTTACGAATTTCAGAGCATCAGAAGCGGAAATGGAATACATATACTTCCAAATATATCCATCAGCAAGTGCAGCAGGTGCTCCAGCGTCAGAAGCAACCGCAGTTGGTTCGACTGTGGAAACTTTTGGAAAATTTACACCACTTATTTCTACTTCTGCGTTGTAAAGACATTTGTAAACGTTGAAACTAGTATTCATTACATACATTGGAAACAAACTTGCGGTGGTTGTTCCAGTTCCTGCTGTATTTGCTAATGTCTGTGAAGTTCGTGTGCTCAAAAGTTCACTTAAAACTTCTGTATCTGTGAACATCGAATAATGTCTACCAGAAGTCCAGTTATGTCTTTCTATAACATGACTTACATCAGCTGAACTAATTTTCTTAGCAGCAATCATATCCTGCCAATGAGAATATGCCGTATTTGATGTTGAATCAGAAGACGGACTTGTATTCGTACTAGGGTTTGGAATTGTTGTATCGCTAAAAGATCCTGACCACGAATCGGCTTTTCCTATGAAAAGATACGCGTTCGTTGATAAAGCCGTAGAAACAGCTGTATTGGAAGTTGCTGATCCTCCAACTCGACCCCCCTCATCAAACATTTCAAAAAATTGTCGTGAGTTATGAATTCTAAAATTCTGTGTTACTAGTGCAGGCACGGCTTGTTCTCCTTGATATTTCTATGTTCTGATATATTTATACCGAAACTCTTTGGTCTATTTGATGTCTGTGAAAAAGGAATCCATTGTTATTTTCGTGTGGAACACCTTTATAAGTAAATGGTTGTTCTAAATGTATTATTTGATGTGTACTATCCGAATTATTGACTTGAATAACCGAATCTTCTGTCACTATTCTTTCTCCAGCATTTGATGTCCCATCTGTACTGTCTAGAACAATATTATCAGTAACATCATCTTCATCTGATATATAGTTCTCGCCAATTTTTCCAAACTCTGAATCAGTAATAATAATCTCATCGTTAATAGCGGATGTATTAATATCTATTTTCCCTATATTAGCAAGAAGTTTCCCGATATTTGATACAGTTCCACTATAGGACGCATCAGTTGTAGGTAAACTATCGTCAAGTAATACTGCACCACCAGCATTTGCTGTTCCATCTGTGCTGTTCAAAATAATCTGACTTTCAACCTCCAAGAATCTAGGTCTTGTTACCAAAGTATCTCCGGCAACAAATGTACTATCAGTAAAATCAGCAGGAGCGGTATACTCATATTCGTGTATCTGATAATCGCTAAACTCCCCAATAAATTCATTTCTCATCAATCCACCAAATGGATCAATCCCACTTGATATTTCTTTACCTGACCGAAATATTTTTCCATTAGTTGTAATTGTTTCATTGGAAATATCAAAATCTATATTGGTTCTATCGTCTGGCAATCCTGCTTCGCTTAAAGTAAATACTGAACCTTCTTCAGTTGAAAACAATCCAAAATTAGAACGAGTTCCCACATACAAGTGAGCACTTTCTGCTATTCCATCTTCTTGTAATAAAAATTCACGAGGATTAGCATCGACATCTTCTAGTAAAATATTTCCTTCATGTTCGATATCTGTAACTTTGAAACGTGTACCGTTTATATCCTCTAGATTATTACCAATAAATTCATCCAAATAAACTTCATCATTCTCATGGAAGAAATGTGGTTCAGTTGTTATTACTTTGGTTCTAGCTTCTTCCGCTAACACATAATCGCCAGTCTCGTTAAGTAACGCACCATCATCAAAATCTCCCTCTAGATAAAGGAATTTTTCTGATATAATGAGGTTCACATCTTTAACGGACATGAGAGAGAAAAATTCAGCAGGATTTGTAGAAGATTGTAAAAGTAAGTTCAATCGTTCAATCACACTCTCAATAGATTCTGCTTCGATTCTAAGTCTACCAAAGTTTGAAAATTCTCCCAAATCGTATTCGACAGAAGAAACAGGAATATCATCTTCTAACAATATTGTTCCTTCTAGAGAATCTTCTAATCTCATAGCAGGAACGCCCAATGTCATTTGAATTTCAGTAGGTGTTACTTTAAATTCAATTTCTTGGTCCAATTCAGTCGATACTTTAATTTTAGCATTATCGAGTAGAAGAGTTAAAAGTTTCATCTCCAAGTCACGATATATTGCTTTACCATCACCATCAACTGAATTGATGTCTTTATTTCCTCTATCAAACATTTGAGAGTTCAATAGAGTTACAATAGCAACCTCACCGAATAATTTAAAACCGGCTGGGTGAAGGAGTTTCAGTACATCTTCTTGCCATACGTTTATCGAATCTGTTGTCTGTAGAACGTATGAATAATCTTGGTAGTAATCGTTGTCTTGAACTTTCTTTCTAGAACTTGGTTGTCCAGATTCATCAGTAAACACACCAACTTTAGTCTTTGTTGGAGTAATTACAGGAGTTAATGTTGCTTGAGTAGATTGTACTGGTGCTGTGACAGAAGGATTAGAAAGATATCCGTGACCAGATTCACTCACAGTAACAGCAGTTACAGTTCCACCCAATGTTCCAATGGAAACCGATGCGTTATTTCCAAGAAAACCACCATTTATTGTATCAACTTCACCTCTATCAGTATAATAAGAATTCTGTAAACTTACTGCTGGTATTGATTCGTAACCACTACCATGAGAGGTGATAGCAATAGTATTAACAGTTCCAAATGTTTGAGATTCAATTGTCATCGCACTCTTCATAGGAGTGTTAGCATTTGAAATAAGAGTCACGTTTCCACTTGTACTTCCAGTTCCAGAAGTAGTGACTGTAAAGACACTTGAATTAGCTACTGTAGTAGGAGTAAAAACATCTTCGACACCTGATGCAGTATTGGCTGTTCCTGAAGTAAAATCAAGAGAGATAGACAAACTAGATATAGTAGAATTTAAAGCGGTTCCACCATCTACGTCAATATTGATATCTTCACTGTTTACTCTACCTTCACCCGAAATAGATTGACTGTATATGATAGAATCTTCTGTAACACCATCGTCTTGTAAAAGTTCTCCCTCAGTTGATACAGTTCCACTATAAGATCCAGAAGTAGTAGGAACACGATCTTCAAGTAACATCTGGCCAATTCCATTTGGATTAACAAGATTTACTGTATTTGTATTTGCAAATGTTCCAAGAGTAGAATGTCCGAAAACTGTTTTAGTTTCACTGGCATATCGAATGACTGTGAATTTTTTTGTCGCGGAACCAAAAGTTGCATTATCCGTAAGCATATCATCTACTACTGGGTCAGAACTAAATGCATTATTGATAGTAAAAAATTGATAAGCATTATGACCAGCAGCAATCGTGGTTGTTACAGTTGTTCCAGTTCTGGAATATGTTCCACTCAAAGAAAGTAATCCAGCAGCCGCAGCGGTATAATTAACAGCATTGATCGCGACATCAGATGAAGGATTTGTAAGTGAGGAGTCAAAAACTACAACTTGAGCAGCTCCAGAAATTGCTACACCATTTGAATCATATAGAAAAAGAAAATCTCCATTTATTATCGCTCCAAGTGAACTGTTTTGATTTGACCTATCATATACTCGTATTTCCGAATCACTAATGGAAATAACTTCTGCGACTTTCGTTGCATCAGCAAAGGTATCATCATTCGCAACAAGATTACCGGCAACAACCGAAACGGAAAATGGTGCTACTACTGTTGTTCCTGTTATATTAAAAGTTACTGTCTCGACCGCTTCAAGTAATTGTGTAGTAAGACGTTCAACTTGATATGTATCTTTAACAGTTGCAACTACTGCTTCTGCTGTAACCTCAACGTTAGTGTCTGTATTATCAAATGTAAACGCGTCGTCTAATTGAAATCCACTACCACCAGAAGTTATGGGCATTAATGTTACTTGGTCACCAGTAGTAGCCGTAACTGTTGCAACTGAACCAAAACCAACAAGAGAAGCACCCTCTTCAACATCCATGATTCCTTCAGATGAGGAATCTTCAGTATAAGCAGTTCTCGTTTCTGGTAATCCATCATCCTGTAATAGAAACCCCTGAAATCCTACAATCGCTAGGTCTTCTAATTCTATATGAGTAGTATCAGAAACTATGTTAATAGTGTCTCCAATATCATAACCAGTTCCACCATCAGTAATTTCTATATCAGTCATCATACCTAAGATGATTGCCGATAGAGTATCACCCGAAACTAAAGTTGCAGAAAAAGTTTCTCCAACTGTAAAAGCCCCAGATTCATTTGTCAACACCAATTCTATAAGAGGAATGGTTCCAAGTTTTCTTGTAGTGACATTTGAAACAAAAGCTGTTGAACCAGAGGTCAATCCAGTAATCGTAAGACCGTTGAAACTCAAATAATCAGCATCAAAATCTAATTGTAATACGGTATCTTGAGCCCATTTACCATCGGAGACTTTGAGTAAGTCTGTTTTAGGATAATAAAAATCAAGACTTTCTTGAGCATATAATGCGCGAAAAAGTGTCTGAAAGGATTTTTCACTTCCCTTTGACCTATAAAATTCTTTCAGGTGTTTTATGAAATATTTTAAATCTACGCTAGCATCATCTCTAATATTTGGATACAATTCTTTTTTGAAAGCTTTCAACAAACCAGATGTAGTTGTATCAGAATTGATTAAGTCTTGGAATGTCTTTGTAGCATTGAGTGGTTTTCTACTAATACTTGTGATTGTTCCACGAGCAGAAGAAGTACTTCCAATCATGACTTCTTTTAAATCAAAATCAGTATCATTAGTTGGTTCAATAAAAATTTTATTGATGGCAGTAAATGCTCCGTTCGCTTTTACTGTTCCCACCGCACCAGAAGTTTGGCCAGTGACAGTTTCACCTATAGTGAAAGTGCTTCCAAAATCATCAACAACCGAATAGTAGACACAAAGAGTTTCCATAAATTCATAGTAATATTCCATGAACTTTTGGTATAGTGGAAAATCTTCGCCTATAAAGGCCGGTAATTGATTCTGTACCTGAGATACTGCTTTTGCTGTTACTTTTGCTGACATAAGTTAATACGTTGTTGATGATCCAGTTGATGTTCCAGTAGTGGTAGACGCTGTTGTCTCAGTAGACGATGTTGATGTTGTACCAGTGCTTTGACCGTCTTGCATAGTAATTGATATATTCGTATTCGCAATTTCAAAGATTTGATTTCTAACAGGTGTCAAATCATTTTGTGCCGGAGTAATAGTAAAATCCAATGTAGCACCCACAAAAGAATCTGGTTTGAATGAACTAATTGAAATAAATCCATTCGCATATGTTACTGTTCCTGCAGTGTTAGAAAGGAGAATTTTATCTGAACCAGAAAGAAAAAATATTCTCAACGTTCCATTTAAGTCATCTATAAAACAAGATGAAAAAGATTCTCCTGCTGCATCGGTAAAGGCAAATTCAGAAGAAGTAATAGCACCCTCAAAAGTTGCAGAAGGATTAAATATCGGATTATTAAAACTTATCGTGTAAGCGTTATTTGCTGTTATCGATGGTTCTAATCCTTTTTTAGCAGTTAGAGTAGTCAAGTTACTTACAATTGATGTTTCTGTATTGTCTATCAAAGTCGAAAGAGTAGAGTATCGAAAATCTGCTCCGAACTTGAGTAAATTAGTTGTCTTGTAATCTTGAATGGTGTCAATAACCAATTCTGCAACAGCACCTGAAGAAAGAGATGTCAAACGTGAATCGTATTTCACAGTTGTTGTAAAAATTAAGTCAATGATATCTGGATCAACAACTTCTGGTGTTATCGAAACCATATTGAAACTTGTTACTGCAGATTTTATCAATCCAATCTGTGATGTAGAAAGAGATGTCGCACCAGTTGGTTTTGCTGAAATGAAAACCTTTCCAAATGCTGGAGTAGCATTATCTTGACCACCCCATACAGAAACACTATCCAAACCAGAGACATTTGTTTCAACAATTTTCTTGTAGTCATCTGTTGTAACCGCACGATTTTGTGTTTCAAAAGTTTTCGGTGCATTGAACTTGATACTTTCGATTGTTTCTTTGTCCGAACCACCCGCAGCTGCATTTGATGTTATCACTGAAGCGCTAAATCCTCCGACAGTTCCAGATGCAGAGAAAGTATTTGCTCCATTTACCTCATCTCCTTCTGTAACTAATGCTTCGAGAAGAATTATATTTCCTGTAACTGGTTTTCTTCCAAGTACACCATCTCCAAATTCAACTCTAAATTGACCATCTGTACTTTCACTTATAAAGTAAACATTGGATAAAGAACTTATTGTTGTTATATCAGTTGCTTGTGAATAAACCGATACGTTGGTGTCACTAGCAGACTCTTGTATTGTGACTGTAAGTGTGTCCGTATCTGTATTAGCATTTGGTAACAGAAATTTCTGGTCAGTATTTGCTGTATTAGCAGTATATCTGAACGTCAATGGAATACCTTGTGTCAATTCCACACCAGTTGCAACATAAGCACCAGAGTTTGCAACTATCGTTGTCGAACCAGAAGTACAAAAAACATAAGAAGTTCCATTTACGGTAGAGGTAAACTGTGTGAACTTATCGACCGTAACAGTTGCCGGGGATGTATCTGGTGTAACTGTAATCTGAACGTTTGCTTTCGCACCAGTTGAAGATTGTGGTGTGTATCCTAACATAGATGCTTTAGATACTACCGAATCTCTCAGTTGAGCAGAATCCAAAAATGATTCACTCGCGAGCATATTGACATAGTATGCGTTGTAATAAGTATTGTATGCTAATATGTCTAACATGACAGAGATTGCTGAACCTCCAAAATCATGATCCGAAAATTCTGACTGAGAACCAAAATAATCTTTTAGATTATTTTTAATTTGATCAAAATCAAGTTCTGAAATATTAAGTTTTTGTATTTCTGCCATGTATATCTCTTATGGTCTAGTAAAGACGGTTTCTAATTTTTGTGGTTGTGACTCTGATGACACATTGAATACTACGCTCACTACATAACGATTCTGTTCTTCTTGTGCTTCTACTTCAACACCTATTACTTGAGCTCTCGGTTCGTGTCGAGCTACAGCTTCTAACACTTCAGATTTAATTCTTTCGACTGTAATCGGATTCATCTGTTCAAACAATAATGATGTGATGTTTGATCCAAATTCTGGTTGAAATAGTCTCTCATTGAAGTTTGTTTTCAAAATCGAAACAATAGCTCCCTTGACAGCATCGCCACCAGTTTTCTTGCCCATGTCTCCGCTCATGGGGTTAGCGAACATACTGAACGCTAGATCTTTATAAGTTCTCGTTTCTATAGACATATTACCTTTATTTATTAGATTTAATCAACCCGATATTAGAGACAATAACGGATCAATAGCAGCAGCACCACCCATCATCATAAAACCAGCTGAATAATCTAAACTATTTGGTGGTCCGTTTGTCGCATTGGCAAGTGCATCCTTAATAGCGTTGTTTCCACCAGATGTTGATGGAATTGATAAAGAGTAAACACCCGAATCTGGTAATCCTGTCGTGAATATTCTCAATATTGCCTGAATAGCCTTGTTCAATTCTTCTAATTCTTTAATCTTATCTTCTAAATACTTTGTTAGTTGGTTTATCTTTTTGATTGCACCTTCCGCAAAAGATCTCATATCATCAGTGAAAGTCTGAATTCCATCAAAGAATTCTTTAAGAGGTAACAGAAGTTCTTCTAATCTTACTGGTTTAAAATTAGGTGGTGGAGCTTGTTTTTTCACGATTTCAGTGGATTTACCAATTCTTCCCTGCACCCAATTTTTAGTTGTAAATGGATTACTCTCAAACCGGCTACTGCCAT